TAATTATATAAGTTTCGTCCATGATTTTGATATAATGAAGACTAATAGATTCGGTGGGTTTGCTAATTCATTATATACATTTGATCCTATTGGTAGATTATACGTTAAGCACACATTAAATAAATCTTCTTTTTCTAGTAGCAATTTTTTAAATAATTATCCGATGACAAACGAATCGGTAAATCGGTTTAATGTAAGTTTGTCTAATGCGTTTGATTCAATGCAAAAATTTTATTCAACAACAGACACAGACTCCTCAACAAATCCTTTACGTCCTGAGAAATTCTTAAATCAAAGGGCAATCAAACTAGCTCAGTTAAATAATATTAAGGTTGTTTTGAATGTTCCTATAGATCCGTTGTTAAGAGTTGGTCAAGTTGTTTCGTTAAATCTACCGAAGATGACTCCGCAAGAAGATGGCGGTTTATCAGTAGACCAGTATAAAAGTGGTAAATATATAATCTCTAGTGTTCGTCACGGTATATCGGGTGATGCTGCGACAACAACATTAGAATTATTATCCGATTCCTTAAATTCCCAGTTGCCAGCTGCTATACCGCTGTCGGGTGGATTACAAAATGTGAAGTTACAATAATGTCAATCGAAAAGAATTTTGTTGGCCTTGATGGTTTTGTTTGGTGGATGGGTGTCGTCGAAAGTCGACAAGATCCTCTTGAGCTTGGTCGCTGTCAGATTCGATTTTATGGGATACACTCTGATTCCCTAACTGATATTCCTTCAGCTGATCTTCCTTGGGCAATTCCAGTCCATTCCCTAAATTCTCACATGTTCACAACACCAAAAGAAACTGATGTGGTGTTTGGATTTTTTGCTGATGGTATGAGTCGCCAAATGCCAATAATGATTGGTATAATTCCTGGATATCAAACCAATCCTAAAAATAACGGTGTTGGATATGGAGACACCAGAGATTTACAGACCATACGATATTCACCAAAATATCCTGTTTCTAGAACATATAAAAAGGATGGAAGTGGTATAGTTGTTGGTGAAGCTAATACAGCCAACAATGAAGTTCTCGAATCATTAAGATATCCCAGAGCAACTGATGTAGGTAACAACAGTATTCCTGGCATCACAAGGTATCAGCTTTTACCTAATGATGTTATAAATGCAAGAAAAAATAATTTAGATACTGATGTTCTTAGTGCTTCGGGTGAAACTTGGAGTGAACCTTATCCAGCATACAATCCTCTTTATCCATTTAATCAAGCTGTCGAAACTGAATCGGGTCATGTTTTTGAATTAGATGATACTCCGCGAAATGAACGAATTTCAATGAATCATCGTTCGGGAACTTATTGGGAAATGTTTCCCGATGGAACGAAAGTTGAGAAGGTCACAAAGTCTAATTATCAAATCATCATGGCTGACGATCATCTTCATGTTATGGGTCGCGTTTACATCACAGTAGATTCAGATGCTTATATTAAAGTTTTGGGTGACGTTAATGTTGAGGCGGGAAATGATCTCAATGCTCAAGTTAGCGGCACTATGAATTTAAGCGTAAGAGAAGCTTTGAATATAAAAGCTAAATCATTAAATATTGATATTGAGAATGATTCAACCTTATTAACTGGAGGAGATCAATATTTCTCATCTATCGGTAAAGTTAATATTGATTCTGCCACTGGTGATATTGGAATTACATCTGACGTAGGATCTATTGGAATCTTGGGTGGCAGTGCGGTTGAATTAGCTGGCGCTGATGTTGGCATTAACTCAGGCAATCCTCCAGTATTGGCTAGTATCGGTAAAAGCTCAAATCTTAATAGTCCAGCGCCTAGATCTAAAGCTAATGATGCGAAAGTTGCAGATGAAGTTACACCAGTTCCACTACAATATAAAGTTAAAGGTAATCCAAGATATCTAGATGCAACAACTGGTCTTGCAGTAAAACAGAGTAATTATTTAACTCCTAACCCAGCAGATCCAGATGGTCCTGGTATCCCACCAACACCACCCGCACCGCAAGAATGTAATTTTAATCCTACGGGAAAAACCTTTATTAATTCTAGCTCTTGGCAGTTGGGTCCTAAAGGGTTGAATTTAATTCAATCTGCCGAAGGATATGCTAAACAAATTGGTGGAGGAAATGTACAGGCGTATCCAGATCCTGCCACTGGAGGTCAGCCATATACAATAGGCTATGGTACAACTGGCCCCGCAGTGGATCAAACAATCACTTTAGATACTATAATAAATAAAGCAACTGCTTTACAATACTTACAATATGCTGTTAATAAGAAATTCTTGCCTGTTTTGGTTAGAACTATTAAAGTCGATTTAACCCAAGAAATGGTTGATGCATGTCTATCTTTGATGTATAACATTGGTCCTGGTAACTTCGCAAAATCTTCGATTGTGACTAAATGTAACCAGAAAGATTGGTGTGGAGCTGGCGACGCTTTCCTCGCTTGGAATAAGGCAGCGGGTAGAGTTTTAAATGGATTAACTACAAGAAGACAGAATGAGAGATCATTATTCTTGTCTTAATCGGGTATAAATACAAAATAACTCTTAAAGTAAAATACTATGCCAGTTAATCAACAAATACCTGTACAATCAAATTTAGCTAGAGTCTACAGTGACATCAATGTTAATTTTGTGCCAAACCCAGTTACTGGTGATTTATTGAGGGTGGTTGGAACTAACTCTGTCGTTCAATCATTGATGAATTTGGTTCAACTAAATCACTACGAAAAGCCTTTTCATCCAGAAATAGGTTCAAATATTCGAAAGTTATTGTTTGAACAACTAAGTCCTATTACTTCTAATTCGTTACAATCAGAAATTAAAAATTTGATTTCTAACTTTGAAACTAGAGTTTCTTTAATAGGAATTTGGGTTCAGTCTAATCAAACTTTAGATGGGTATGATGTGACTATCCAATTTAATATTTTGAGTGTTGCTTCGCCGCTGACTATAACAACATTCCTACAAAGGTTAAGATAAGATGCCAAATAATTCGCAATTACAATTAACTAGCTTAGATTTTGATACGATCAAACAAAATTTAATAACCTTTTTACAGGGTCAGTCGCAGTTTCAGGATTACAATTTCCAAGGATCTGCTATTAATGCTCTCCTTGATGTTTTGACGTATAATACATTTTATAATGCTTATTATATGAATATGATCGCTAATGAGATGTTCCTAGACTCAGCGATCATGAGAGAGAACATTGTTTCTCATGCTAAATTATTGGGATATTTGCCGACCTCAGCAGTTGCATCACAAACATTCTTAAATGTTGTGGTACAAAAGAGTGTAACTGATCCAACTCTTTCATTAAACCTCCCTAGATTTACTCAATTTGCTGCATTAGGAAGCGGTGGTACTTCATATTCATTCTACACAGTAGATGATACGCATTATGTTGCAAATAATGGAACCACATTCACGTTTAATAATGTGATGGTTAAGGAAGGAACACCTGTTGTTAAATCCTATATTATGGATACGACTAACAATCCTTCTCAAATTTTTGATTTGGTTGATACTGGCATTGATGTTTCTACAATACAAGTTTCAGTTCAAACTTCTTCAACAAATCCAACGTATAATGTATTCACTCTAGCACAAAATGCAACTCAAGTTACTGCCAATTCACATGTGTATTACATTGAAGAAGGATCAAATCAAAATTATTTGATTTATTTTGGTGATGGCATTATTGGTGCTAATTTAGTTAATCAAAATATTATAACAGTTAGTTACTTGGTCACAAAAGCAGATGCTGCTAATGGACTCCAAAAATTCTCATTGCAATCAAATCTTATAAACATCAATGGATTTCAGGGACCAGTCACATCAAATGTAACAGCAACAGCTGCATCTAATGGTGGCTCTCCAATTGAAAGTCCAAATAAAATTAAATTTGCAGCCCCATTAACATTTGTTGCTCAAAATAGAATTGTGACTAAGAATGATTATATCTCACAAATTAATGCAAAATATCCATACTTTGATGCAGTCACCGTTTGGGGTGGAGAAGAAGTTAATCCTCCAGTGTACGGTAAAGTTTATGTTTCCGCTAAACCTAAAAATGGATTTGTTGTCACTACCGCTGAGCAAAACTATCTACTCAACAATATATTAAAGCCTATTAGTGTTTTGACTGTAACCGCAGAATTTGTTCAACCTGATTATGATTTCTTAAATTTTAATTTAAATGTCAATTATAATCCTAAGCAAACAACATTGTCATCGACACAACTTCAATCTGCAATAGCAGGAACTATTAATTCATATGTCAGTGCATATTTAAATACGTTTAATGCAAATTTTGCTTTCTCTAAACTATTGGCATTAGTAGATAATACTGATCCTTCAATTGAATCAAGTTCAGCCACCATTTATTTACAGAAAAAATTAACTCCAACATTAAATGTCGGCGACACTTACGTTATTAATTTCGGAACTCCTCTTCACAGAGGAATAACAAATGATCGTGTTTATTCTAAACCATATTTTATTGCTAAAGATTCTTATGGTAATGATCAACAATGCTATATTGAAGAAACGCCTTACTCATTCAGCGGAATTGATAGTTATCAAATCGTAAACCCAGGTTCTGGTTATACCTCAGCACCCGCTATAAAAATTGATGGCGATGGTGTTGGTGCTAATGCTTACACTGTTATTGTTAACGGGCAAATTAATTCTGTTGTAATTGACAATCAAGGTGTCAACTACACTACAGCTGCTTTCGTCGATCCAATCACAAATTCAGAAGTTTTAACTACTGGCGGCGGTAATAACGGGCAGATTACCGCAGTTTTAGGGCAGCTTTATGGTACTCTTAGAACTTTCTATTATGATGTTAATAATGTTAAGCAAATATTGAATCCTAACGCAGGTATAATTAACTACAACGCTGGGACACTAACTTTAAGCAATTTTTACACTTCTGGGGTTGGTAATTCTGCTGGCATATTAAATATTTACGCTCAGCCATTAAATGATAACTTCGCGTCAAACAATAATATAATTTTGACTTATGATAGTTTTGATCCATCTGCCCTAGAAATAAATCTAAACATAGTTTCAACATAATATTATGATTTTATCAACTAATTCAAATTCAATATTGACTCAGAGTATTAGTGCTCTTATTGACTCTCAGCTTCCTGAATTTATTGTTTCAAATAATCCAAACTTCGGTGCTTTTCTAAAAGCATACTATCAATGGTTGGAACAAGCAAATTCAGGGGCTGTTTTATATCACACTAAAAATCTATTAAATTATAAAGATATTGATCAAACTACTGACGCTTTCATCAAATACTTTGTTAATGATTTCCTTCCTTTTTTCCCACCAGAAATCGCCCTCGACCGAAGGAAAATGGTCAAGGTTGCTCGTGAATTTTATAGCACGAAAGGTAGCGAGGAATCAATTAAGTTTTTATTCAGAGTTCTTTATAATTTAGACGCTGAGGTTTATTTCCCTAAAGAGCACATTCTGAAAGCTTCTGATGGTAAATGGCAAATACCACAAGCAATAAAAACTTATGTGGTTCCAGGATTAGATCCAAATTTATTCACACAGAGAGTAGGAACGGGCAGCGTTTCTTATGCCACCTGCACTATAGAAGGTGCAACTATAACAATTGATCCTCTTGTTGGTGATGAAATTTTTGAAATTTTTATTTCTAATTTGCAAGGAACCTTTAGTCCAGAAGATTATTTAATAATAAGCGGAACATATTCTGAAGCTAACATAGCATTCCCAAAATTACAAATAATATCTTTTGTTAGCGGTGTGACAATTGATCCGAATAATCAAGGATTGCGTTATAAAGTTGGCGATCCTGTTACTTTTATTGATGGACTAGGAACATCGAGTAATGCTCAAACGGCTAAAGCTGTTGTTAGTAATGTATCAACGGGATCAGTAAGCCCACAATCAACTCACGTTTCTTATGGTGGAATTGGATACAGCCTATACCCAAATACTAAAATTAATGTTATAGGTGAATCTACAGCAACTGCTAACATTATCGTACAAACGATTAATCCTAGCTCACCAATAAATTTAAATATTGATAGTATTGAAAATTTCTCAAGCGTTTTAATTAATTCTACAAATTATGGTTTTGCTAACATAAGTGTATCGAATTCTTCTACAACACTAGCTAATGCATTTAGTTATGGAGAATTTAACATTGGAGCACTAACCCAAGTTACTGTAGTAGATCCTGGTAACGGTTATAGCCAAGCTCCTACGTTTGATATTGAATCTGAATTTTTCACCAATGATTCAGCAAACTCAAGTAATACTGTACAATTTATTAAAGACTATGGTTACGTTGCTAATGTCATAATAATAAATGGCGGTTCGGGTTATGACCCAGCTAAAGATACAATTATTGTTAATTCCGAAGTTGGCTACGGGGCTTCATTTTCATTTACTGTTGATGGATTTGGTTCAATTAATTCTGTCACTATAGTTACCCCAGGCGAGGGATATGTTTATCCTCTCGGTAAAACATCACCATTAATTTTAGCTAATTCAGCAAATACCCAAAACGCCGCAAGTGGATCTGGCGCTAAATTAGTCGCTAATACTTACGGCGAAGGTGCGGTAATTTTTGCTGGCGTTTCTCAAATCGGTCAAATACAAGCATTTGAAATGACAAGTAAGGGATCTGATTATCTAACTACGCCTAATGTTTCAGTAAGAATTATTGATATTACTACGCAAAATACTCAGTACGAATTAGTTTCTAATTTTAATCCAAAATTAGCTGACGGGAGTTTATTATATCAAGGTTCTTCTCTGGCTGCGAATACATTTACAGCAAGATTGGATTTATCGGGTTCTTATGCATACAATCTAATTTCAAATGGTTCGTTGAGATTGTATAACTATACTGGGTTTTATAATGTAGCAGCTCCACTAATTGCTGCTGGTGGAACTATAGTCCCTAACACCACGTTTAAAAAATATGGTGATGGAACAGCAAGGGCAAATTCTAATTTCCTAACTCCAATTACTTATTACCCAGGTTATTTTTTAAACACTGATGGTCAACCTAGCTCTGATCAATATCTACAAGATTCAGTAAAATATCATAATTATTCATACATCCTTCAAGTTGAAAAGTCTTTATATGATTATAAAGACACATTAATGCAAATAATACATCCTACTGGTATGACTATACTTGCTGACATGGTTATACTTGGCGTTGATGATTCTAGAATACAAACGCAAAATGTTTTTGCTGCAATCCCACCAAATTGCTTAGGAACTGCAACTGTGAATGCATTTAGCTCCAATTTTGTTGTTTCTGGATTTAATACGAACTTCACCCAGACTACTGCGGTTAATGATTTAATTGTATTGGATTACGCAAATCCATCGAGAATACAGAGTAAATTGATCACTTCAATTTCCAATGATACTTCATTAAACGTAGAAAGTAATACAGTATTGATGGGATTAAATACGATCACCACTAAAAATGGAAGCCCAATATTAAAATTATCAAGTAATAATCTGGGTAATGTGGTCGTCGGCGATTCAATCGCATTTAATATAGGAACTACTATTGTTGCTAATGTAATTAATGCACCATATGATAATAACATGATAACTATTGACCAAACAATAGGTTCCAATAACGCTAATGTAGTTTATTTTGTATATCCTAATATTTCTAATGTTAGTTATATAATAGTTAAACAAACTAATCCATTAGCTTATAATGTTAATCAATTGATTGAATTTATTGACGCATCAAACTTACAAATGCACTTCGCCAATAGTACGACTATAAATACCTCTGGTGAAGTGTATAACTTTATTTCAGCATTCTAAGAGATTTAATATGAGCAGTACAACCCTAACTGTTAAGCAGAAAATTTTTATAGCATCCGCAATCGCAAAAGATTGGGCGACGGCTAACACTTATATTGGAATCGGCCACGTTCCTGATTGGGATGGAACTACTGACATTTTAATCCCAAGACCAAATAATTCAACTGACGTAACTAATGATGTGTTTAATAACTTAGTTTCATTGCAAAAAATTTATGCAACTGATACTTGTTTGGTGATACCTAGAGTTGATTGGGCCAATAATACGACGTATGGATATTATGCTAATAATATTGATATTTTTAGCACAACTAATCTGATGCCTGGTATTGGTAATGCAACAATAAACTTAACAGTGAGTTCTACATCAACGCAAGTCATCGGTAACAACACTGCATTCACTACATTCTTTTCTACTGGTAGTTTCATTGAAACATTAAATCCAAATGATAATAGTATCGAAATTAAAGAAATTATTGCTATTGATAATGATACGCTCCTATTTGTAAACTCTGCCTACAGCGCAACCTATACGACTAATGTTTATTATCGTTATGAAAATACTTTTCCTAATTACAGTAATAATTTTTATGTAAGAAATACTAATGATCAAGTATTTAAATGTTTGTATAATGGCGGTGATGTAGCATCTACGATTATGCCAGAAATTTCTTTGGGTGGAAATTTACCATCTAATCCAGCTATATTAACTTCTGATGGATATTACTGGAAGTACATGTACACGATTCCTGGTGGACTAAAGCAAAAATTCTTCACACCTGAGTGGATGCCCGTTACTAATGATCCATTGGTTGTATCCTCTGCTGTCTCGGGAAGAATTGATTATATTGAAGTTATTAATGGTGGGACTGGATATAATAATAGCGTAGCTTCTAATGTCGCTTCAATTATAACGGTTTCTGGTAATGGAACTGGAGCTAATGTTATTGCTAAAGTTGATAATAATGGAACTATTACTGATTTAGTGATTCAACAAGGTGGTTCTGGGTATACCTATGCTACTGTAACTGCAAATGCTGGTTCTACTGGTGTTGGGGCGTCATTCTTTCCAGTAATAAGCCCAGAAAATGGAAATGGTTCTAATAGCTACTATGAACTCGGCGCAACTAATTTGATGCTTTGTGTTGAATTATCTGGAAATGGTAGTGGAACTATTCCAGTAGGTTCTATGGATGCGGGACTAACAACTTCGGGATTGTATAGTCCATTTGGTTCAGTTACCCCATTTACCTATCATCAAATTTCAATAATTCAAAATCCAATATTAACTGCAAATACTATTCCCGCATCAAATTCCAATTATTTGGCTGCTGTTGGAATTAGGACAGTAACGCCTTCTAATCAATTTTTAATGAATGATACTGCATATCAAGGTCCTGCTGGTAATCCAACATTTTCAGGAACTATAGTTACATGGGACAATATTAATAATATTGTCTACCTAAATAACATAAAAGGAACTTATACTCCAAGGGAGCCATTGCTTTCTAGCACTGTTACTGGTGGAGTTATTACAACTGGGTTTATTGAATCACAAATTCAATCTGGAACTGGTGATATTGGATATATTGAAAATAGACCAGCAATAACCCGATACCCTGGACAAACAGAACAGATTAAATTGGTTTTAGAAATATAAGGTAACGAAAATGGATTTTAATATTGGACCCTATTATGATGACTTTGAAGGACCTAATGGTGCTAATGTAAACAATTACATGAGAATAATGTTCAAGCCAGGATTTGCTGTTCAGGCTCGTGAATTAACTCAAACACAAAGTATCCTTCAAAATCAAATCAAATCGTTCGGAGACAATGTTTTTAAGAATGGTTCGCCCGTTTCTGGTGGTCACCTAACTTACGACAACACCGTTACCGCTCTTCAGATTGGCGTTACAGACCCAAATAATAATGGTGTAAATTTAAACGCTTTTAATAACCAGTTGATCGTTCAATTTGGTGTCAGTAATGTAAACACAAAAGCCAAAGTGTTGACTACAGATAGCTCCTTATCCTCTGGATCTTGCGCTGGTGGACTAATAATTAAGTACACCACGGGTAATAAATTTGCTAATACTGAATCAATCCAAGCAATTACAGCAATCAATCAAGATTTAGCTACGATTATTGCTGATCCGACATTAGGGTCAATTGTCAGCATTAACCAAGGAATTTTCTACGTTGATGGTTATTTTGTTAATGTATCTTCTCAGACAATCGTATTGGATTCATTGAGTACAACCCCTTCATTTAGCGTTGGTCTTGAGCTTCATGAGGAATTTGTTAATTTTTCTACAGATAGTGCTTTGCTTGATCCAGCTCAAGGTTCATTCAATTATCAAGCTCCTGGTGCCGATAGATACAAATTTAATTTAGTGTTGGCTAAGAGATTGTTGACCTCAACTGATACTAGCACATTCTTTGAGTTGATGAGAATTGAAAATGGTATTATTACAAGCCAGATTAATTATTCTCAATACAATCAAATTGAAAAAGAAATGGCAGCAAGAACCTATGATCAATCGGGTAACTTTACTGTAAACCCATTTATTGTGACTGCTGGTGATAATCCAAACGACAATACAACGTTCTTACTTAACATAGATCCTGGTAAAGCCTATGTTAAGGGATTTGAGTTTGAAACAATTTCAAGAGTTTCAGTTGTTGAGCAAAAAGCCCTAACACAAAATACTTCAAATAATTATGCTTTCACTACGAATTATGGTAGTTATTTTATTACGAATACACCAAATTCAGGAAGCCAAGGATTCTTCGATTTTAATGATTACCAAAGCGTTGATTTTCATTGCGTTCCTTCTGCGAATATTAACACCAATGATAGTGGTTATGGTGCATATTATGCCAATACAAAAATAGGAACTGCAAGAATTAGAGATATAGAATATTTTAGCACTAATCTATACTCTGCTTATGTTTTAGATATTAATATGACACCAATCGTAGCGAACGCTGCTGCTAATGGCGCTATCTATAATGGAAATTCTCCTAGCCCAAATACCAGCGTTATTGCTATCGGTTCTACGGGAAAAAACTTCTTCTCTACGATACCCAATGCATACGCTAACTCAACAATTTCAATTCTTTCTGGAAATTGCTCTGGTGATGTTAGAACTGTTATCGGTAGCAGCTTAAATTCTGGTGTAGGAGTTATGTATCTTTACGTTGATATCCCATTCTCATCGCTCCCAGATGGCTCGCCTTCAGCGACGAATGGCCCAACCCAATATGCATTAAATCTCCCCATTTCAAGTATTAAATCTATTGTTGAAAATCCAACAAATTCTTCAGTGCCGTTTACTAGAAATGTTTATACAACTCAAGGTGTTTCTGGTATTCTTCCTTGCTTGGATGTCTCATCACAAGGAACTAATCCACTAAATGGATCAACGGTATTAAATTTTCCAAATCAAAATACGTTAATTTTTAAATTACCTAATTCTTGGGTTTCTGCTAACACTTTCCATAATGTTTCATTCTACAGTAGACTATATTTCCCGAATATTGTTGCCAGCAATACAGGCGGCAATTTCTCAGTACCTATTGGAACTGGAGCAACTGCATTGGGGTCTTTCCAGTCCATACCATATATCAATCAAAACTCAGTTCCCCAAATAATGAATTCGAACATTTTAGTGACTGTTAAGAGTGTTACTGGAAGCGGGTTCACTTTGGTTCCAGGCTCTACAATTATTTTCGATGGCGCTAATACTGTAACTGCTTGCACTAATTCATTAGTAGTAAATATAAACCCAGCATTAACTGCTAATTTAACTGCGCTTACCGTTGACGTTATGTACACAGCGGAAACTTCGGGCGGGAATTTCTCCCGATATAAAACCGCTGTTGGCAATTCAGCAATAACATCAATAAGTCCGACCGACAATCCATATTTGGCTCTGTCAGTACAAGCAGTTCCTGGGGTAAACATTAACACTTCAACGGGTTGTGTTTGGTTCACTGATAATACTTTAATCAATCAACCACCAGGAACTCCTATTAGCTTGTATATTCCTGACGTAACTTCAATCGTTAAGATTTTTGATTCGGGTGATCCAAACTTTGCGCCGAACTCGACTAATGCTATTGATATTACACAGAATTTCTCTTTAGATTCAGGTCAAAGAGATAATTACTATGATTATGCTTCATTATATTTGAATAGCGGATTTTCAGGTCCAGTAGGACAAACTGCCGTATTCCTAACTTATTATAATCATTCGGGAAGTGGGTTCTTTAGTGCTAATTCTTATCCATCCAGCGATTACGAGCATGGAAAAATTCCAACTTTCGTTTCGCCAAAATTGGGATCATTTAATTTAAGAGATTGCGTTGACTTTAGACCAACGCGAGTTATAGGAACAAGCAGATCAATTCCAGACGCAACTAAATTCTTTTTAGTTAATAATGGAATATTGAATCCAACTGAATTTTCTACTATAACTTATGATTATTATTTACCCAGAATTGATAAGTTAACGCTAACAAGTGATAAGCAATTTAAGATCGCTAATGGTATTCCTTCGTTGAATCCAGTAGCACCACCAGACTCTGATGATGCTATGACTTTATATACTATTAATATTCCACCATATACATTATCGTCATCTGATGTTGTATTAAATTATGTGAATAACCGTAGATACACCATGAAAGATATTGGTGGTTTAGAGCAAAGAATTGACGCTCTTGAGTATTATACAATTCTTACTCAGCTTCAACAGCAGGCAATGAACCAAAAAATAACTTATCAAGATGGTTCAAGTGTTAAGAGTGTTTATGGTGTTGTCACTGACTCATTTACTGATTACAGCGTAGCGGATACATTAAATCCTGATTTATATTGCAGTATAAGTTCAAATACATTAACTGCATTCCAAACATTTACGCCTGTGTCATTTATGTTTAATTCTTCAAGCGGCAGCTATTCTGATTCACATAAGACTGCTTCTTTAAGTTATACTGAAGTTCCTTATGTTTCGCAAAATACTGCAACTGAAACGATTCCAGTTCAGCAATTTGGATTTGGTGAATTCATAGGAACTATTGGATTAACTCCGCAAACTGATTTTTGGTATAGCACTACGCTATCACCACAAATTATTGCGCCAGCAGCTATTCCACCCGCACCAGCAAATAATGGAGTAATTGTTCCGACATCTAATACGACTCCTAATGTGCCGTCTTCATCTACTGTTACTACGCAACCAAAACCAAAACCAGTTGTAGTTAGTGGTGGAACGCCTAAACATGGCTTACAAAAGAGGCCAACTGTACCAGATATAAATCAAACTGGTAGCAATCAAACCCCTCCTCCATTAAGCACAGTTAGTGTGGTGAGACCAGTTGGTGGTGGTGGAAAAATATATTACGATAATCCTTATAATAGGCGACCTAATTAATTTAAACGGATAATACTATGGCAACTACTACGCAACCAATTTACGTTTCTTCTGGCACAACATTAGTTGATATGTCTGTTGTGCCTTACATGAGAGCAAGAGAAGTTGAATTTTTTGCTAATCACTTGAACCCCTATAGAGGCGCATATTTTTTCTTCGATGACACCAACGTCAATAGATTCGTTCAAATACCATCATCATTAACACTATTACCAAATACTGAGAGTGGTGTTCCGACATTTAATGTTGCGTCACATTTTAATGTCGGCGATGGGATTTACTGCGACGCTACTGCTGGATATGCAACAGTTGTCGGGTATTCTCCTCCACCCGCGCCACCTAATGCAAATACAACACATCCTATTACTGGCGGTACTTTATATCTTAATGAAAACTATATAATTGCTGGTATTAATCCAACTGCTAATTATTCTGGATTATCTTTATATTCTTATCATTACGGTGTTGGTGATATTGTATATCAAGATCCTACTGTTGGAAATTCACCGAACACAACTATCGGTGTTCCGTCATCTAACACCTTCGTTGGTAAGGTTGAATATTATAACCCATCTAGACAAGTTTTAGTTATATCCTCAATAAGCGGCATATTCAAAACTAACTCAACTTCCACTGCTAATTCGACAGCTTGGATTTATAATGCTAATGCTAATTATTCTATTGCTGCGACAAACATATTACCTTATAACAGAAAATTTGCTGATGGCACACCAGTAACTAATATTAGAACGGGTGACACTTTAATACCAGCGAGTAATTCATATATTCATTACTCGGGAAGAATTGTAGCAAATTCAGTGAATGCTAATACTATAACTATAGCTGCAAACGTACTAGCTCAGTCAGTTAACGTAATAAGCTCAATAGTAGATATTACTTCTGGAACTGGTTTGGGGCAGTCTTCAAGAATTCTTAGTGTTTCCGCAAATGGAAATCAACTTTTCTTAGCGGATAATCTATCACCAGCAGTCGATACTTCCTCAACCTATTCAATAGGTTCTTTACCTCAAGTTGACGATAACGGAATTCTTTGTGGCATATTTCAGTTGCCAGAAACAGCTACAGTTCAGTTCTTATCTGGAAATAGAGTATTTACCATAACTGATACTCCTATTGTAAATGATATAAATGCAACTATGATTGCCAAAACAAATTATCTATCACAAGGTTATTTACAAACATACCAAACAATAAGAACAACCCCTGTTGTACAAATAACTCCGATGACTGCTCCAGGAGCGCCTCCCGTTGCACCAACAAGCGTGACGCAAAAAAGTTCTTCTCCAAATCCTACTACTGTAGTTGACACTTCATCGACCCAATTAGCTAATACCTTTATTGATTACAGTAATAGTTTACCTGCATTGAGTCCTCAAATTCATCCAATAGCGCAAACATTCTTTACACCTCCACCTAAATCAACTAAACAAAATTATGGTGCATTTGTAACTTCTGTTAATCTTTGGTTTTATGAGAAACCCCAAACGGCAAATCTTTCTCAACAGTTCCCAGTGACTGTTCAGATTGTGGAAACTGTTAATGGATTTCCTACGGGTTCTATAGTAGCATCATCAACGCTTCAATCTAATGCTGTAAATTTAGTTGATTTTTCAAATAAAACAATTAACAATTTACAACAAAGTACAACCAAATTTACTTTCCCAGATCCTGTTTATCTTCTACCATCAACTGAGTATGCTTTAGTCGTTTACACTCAATCACCAGACTATGCTTTGTATATTTCAGAAACGGGTTTAGTTGATTTAACAAGCGGCTCAGCATTATCAAGAGTTTCTTCTGCTCCTTTTGTTGGAAGTTTCTTCAAGAGTCAAAATGCTTCTATTTGGTCGCCAATACCAAATCAAAATTTAATGTTTGTTTTAAACAAAGCAGCATTCAGTCAAGATTCTGTTGCCTTAACTTATAATATTGATCCATTACCTAATATGACTTGGATGGATGAAATTACATTCTCATCGTCAGATTTAATTTTACCATCAACGAAGTTGGTTTACAAGGCTAATACAACTTTGTTCGTATCAAATACCTATTATTCTGATCCAACATTCTCAGAATTACACCCAAGCACCACTTATTATTTTGGTAGAGATTTAAACTCACCATCAACTGATACAATTAGTAGAAGAAGATATTTGTTGCCAGGTAATAATTCAACTATGCAATTAGAAGTTGATTTACAATCCTTTGATCCTGATGTCAGCCCAATATTTAACCAAGAAAGACTTGGTGGTGTTGTTGGAACTAATTTTATCAATAATGGCGGCATACATTCATCCGACATTACTATTGTTTCTGATATTGGTGGACACAGTAACATTGCAAATATAAGTGTTTCTATATCAGATTCTCAGCTGTATCCTAATGTCCCATCAGCTAATGCTAATGGTTACATTTCACTATCAAACATTGATACCGCAAATGGAAATGTTATTACTGGAATAACTATCGACAGATCTGGTTATGGTTATGTGCAAACTCCAACTGTAACAATTACTGATTTAACTCCAAGTAGCGGAAATACTGCGGGTGGAACTACTGTAGTTTCTGTTGCTGCGGAAGATCAGGCTTATGGTGGAAATGCTTTATCGAGATATGTTACAAAACAAATATCACTAGCTCCTGGGTTCGATGCTGGAGATTTACAGGTTTATGTTGACGGTATCATTCCAGTCGGAACTAGCGTCCAAGTATACTATAAAGTATTGTCAGGATCAGATTCAAGTTCGTTTATTGAAAAAACTTGGCAATTAATGGTTCCTGTAAATCCTACCTACTCACCTGACTTTAATACTCCTATTGAAATTCAATATGCTCCTTCTCCTTTGGTTGGAGGAAAACCTAGTGGAACTCTTTCTTATGTTGATAAGAATGGTGTCGTTAATCCTGTGGGCGGTAAATTTAAATACTTCTCAATAAAGATTGTTATGTTGGCCCAAGATCCAACCGTGTTTCCGATATTAACTTCAATGAGAGCTTTAGCCCTTCCAGGAGGATAAATATATGCAAATTCCTAATTTAATCAAAGTTAAAGATCATGACCAGTTAGCCAAGGATATGACTTCTGGTGCTATATTAAATACTGACATTTCTGTTGTTCATGCTCATGAAAAAAGAATGCGAGAAATACAAAAAGAAACTCGTAGAGAAAGAGAAATAAATAATATTAAATCTGACATTTCAGAAATTAAAAAATTACTTCAAGTTTTAATTAATAAAGAATGAGAATTAAATGAGTGCAAATATCCCACAAGTTTCAACCGCGAATACATTTGATTTTTGGCGAATTCAAACTAATAATGTTATTGATGATGTCAATAACTTAGCTAATTTTGATTACACTAAAGCATCTGGAACTTTAACCGTATTGTCAACAATTTACGGC